TCTACGGATGGAAACCCACTCAGTTCACTGACAAAGGGAAACCAACCGTTGATGAAGTTGTATTGACGGACATCGGCACTCCAATTGCTCTGGAATTTCTCCAGTGCTTGGAATTGAAGAAGCAGCTTGGCATGTTGACGGAAGGCATCAATGCATGGCTAAAGCTTTGTAGAAATGGTCGAGTCCATCACCACTGTTCAGTAGCAACAAACACGCATCGATGTGCCCATCGAAATCCAAACCTCGGACAAGTCCCTTCGGATGCACGATTCAGACGATTATTCCAAGCAACTCCAGGATTATGCATGGTTGGCTCCGATCTTAGCGGCATCGAGTTGCGGATGTTCGCGCATTACCTTAGTCGTTATGACGATGGGCGCTATGGCGAGATCCTGCTCAATGGTGATATCCACCAGGTTAATGCCGACAAGATTGGCATTAGTCGTAAGCTCGTCAAGACCGTTACCTATGCTTTTCTTTACGGGGCTGGTAACGAAAAGATCGGACTCTCGTATGACCCTCAGCTTCCAACCGCTAAGGCGAGAAAGAAGGGTGCAGAAATACGCCAGGCGTATCTCGATGCAATTGAAGGTCTTGAGAGCCTTGTTGATGCCGTCAAGAAAAAGGTTCAATCAGTTGGCTATGTCAATTCAATTGACGGACGACGTATTGCTGTCGATGGCCCCCATAAGTCGCTGAACTACCTGCTCCAATCAGGTGCTGGTGTAATCGCAAAGCGTTGGATGCTGATTGCCAACGAACAACTTAAGCAACTGAATATCGAAGCTCATCAACTTGGATTTATCCACGATGAACTTCAGTTTGAATGTAACCCCGCGCATGCGGACACTCTAATGTTTAATCTTGAACTTGCAGCAGCTCAAGCCGGAGAGTACTACAACCTCCGAATTCCAATCGCCGCTGAAGCTAGTACCGGAAGTACGTGGGCTGACACACATTGATTTCACCGCAAACCGAGCTGGGGATATTGGAGAGGTCTACGCAACTGCGGCGTTGATGGCCAAAGGCGCCACTGTTTTTCGGAATACAGGTTGTGACGGCAAAACAGACCTTTGCTTTAAGTATGAAGGCAAGGTATACGAGATAGATGTAAAGCTTGCTAGGTGGAGATCCGACGGTAAAGGGTACTGCAGTTGGTCAACACCGAGTGCATCGCTTGTTGTTGAGCCAGTGTACCCGCTAATAGTAGTGCCTGCAAGCGGGAAAGATCTTGCTGGTTGGTACTGCAAATGGAAGGAGAAGCTAGGCAGTAGGTCGTCCCGTAGGAACTACCACTGCCCACCCGGCCTTGAAAACTTTTGGGACTAATTAATGCCACCACTCAAATCAAAAACAAACCTAGCCAAGAAACAATTTGAATCACGTGCCAAGTTCAAGCACACCAGACAGGGAAACGGAACACGCTCTCTCCAAAAGGGCACAAAGAAACTACGACGTGGTCAAGGTAAATGACACTGCTCATTGACGCTGACTACCTCGCATACAAATCATGTGCAGCATGCGAAGACGAGACAGACTTCGGTAACGACGTAATCGTTGTCACCAGTCGGTTCTCAGAAGTGCTGGATCGATTCCAACGAGAACTCAACAGCATTGTCGAATGCCTTGGTGGAATGGATGATGTGATGCTGTTCTTCAGTAGCCCGACAAATTTCAGGAAGAAAATTTCTCCCGAATACAAAGGACACCGAACTCGTAAGAAGCCATGCGGCTACAAACGTCTTCTCAACTGGTGTGGTGATAACTACGACACCATCATGATTGATGACCTGGAAGCAGACGATGCTCTCGGTGTCTTCGCTACTGATCCTGTTGAGGCTGATGCTGGGCACATCTTGTGTTCACCAGACAAAGACATGCGGCAGATCCCTGGTCAACTGTTTGACCTAACAAACCCTGTGACTGAAATCACCAAGGAGATGGGGGATCGTTGGCACCTGATTCAAACGATGAGTGGTGACCAGACGGACGGCTACGGAGGTGTGCCTGGGATTGGTATCAAACGGGCTGTGGCTCTGTTTGAAAGGAAGGGTTGGACATGGGACACCGTTGTTGAAACCTTTGAGGAAAAAGGACTGACTGCTGATGATGCTCTTTCTAATGCACGGCTTGCCAAAATCCTTCAATACGAAAACTTCGACCGTGACACAAACACCCCAGTCCTTTGGACCCCCACCTCCAGTGATGGAGCTGACAATGGAACAACAGTTCAAGCTGCGGCGGCTGACGGATCTGCTGCCTGAAGCCAAGAAGGAAGACATCATCACGGTCTTCATGGCACTGCAACATCAGAACTTTGTTCTTTCAAACACCGTATCTAACCTAGTTAAACAATGGCCAATGCCAAGGGACCAGGCTACTACAAACGCGGAAGCATAGAGGTCTGGGATTTCATCCGTGACCAACAACTCAACTACCACCTAGGAAATGCAATCAAATACATCTGCCGTGCTGGACACAAAGATGACGCACTCGCAGATCTCGACAAAGCAATCCACTACCTCGAAAACGAACGTGAGTTTCTACGAAACAGCAGCCTACGAGTTCAGGAACAAGTACGAGCAGCCGCTCGGGCTGACGACTTCATCTTTGAATCTGCAGCAGAATTTGATCGATGAGGAGCACCTTGAAGTTGCTCATGCGTACTTGCTGTTGAAGCAAGACATCACGAACAAGCGGGCACGGGCTCACATGCTGAAGGAGCTGGCTGATCTGACTTATGTCATCCACCAGATGGCTGCTTGCTTTGGGTGGGATCTGCAAACTGCATACAACCGAGTGCATGGAAGCAACATGTCCAAGCTTGGTGAGGATGGAAAACCTATCCGCCGAGAGGATGGAAAGATCCTCAAAGGACCGAACTACTACGAACCTGAATTGATTGATCTTGTATGACCGAAGAGCAGCAAGCTGTACTGGAAGCAGCTATTGACTTAGTCAATGGTGGGCTGGATACAGAGGAAGCTATGTACTGCTATCGGGTCATTCAGAACTACGTACTTAATTGTCCAAAGAAACCTAGTAATGAAGACTGAACAAATTGCACGAACTGGCCGTGTAGAAAACTGGATCAACGATCCAACCTCCCGACTTCCTGTCTCCTGCACCGTCTTCGTTGTGGAAGATACGATGGAAGGACCAAATGGAATCGAAGCAAGCTGGCGATTCGTCAGTCACGCTCTGCGCTATGGAGCAGGCGTAGCGGTCCACCTGTCTAAGCTCCGACCTAAGGGTGATGAGAACGGTAAAGGACTTGTAGCCTCCGGCCCCGTCTCTTTTGCCAAGATCTATTCAACCCTGAATGAAGTACTCCGACGCGGGGGTGTTTACAAGAATGGCGCTGTCGTGTGCCATCTTGACCTTAACCATCCTGACATCCTTGAGTTTATTGAAGCTAATCGATCTGATCTTCCTTGGGTAAAGCGGTGTGTCAACATCAATCCCCATTGGTGGAATCTTGCCACGAAAGAAGTCAAGGATCAGTTGATTCTTGGCATCAAACGCGGCGACATCTGGCTCAACAAAACTAAAGTCGACAAAGATGGAAATCGTATCAGGGGAAACGTTTGCTTGGAAGTGTACCTGCCTTCACGAGGAACCTGTTTACTTCAACATGTCAACCTCGGCGGATGTGAACTCAATGACATTCAAGATGCGTTTGTCAACGGAATGTCCGAGCTGTGCAGCCTACACTCCAAAACGAATGTCGGAGATAGTGGGGAGTACCTACCTAGCGAGACAGATCGCCAAGTCGGTCTCGGAATGCTTGGCCTTGCCAACCTTCTCCGACGCTATGGCGTCTCTTACAAAGAGTTCGGTGAAGCCATCACAAAAGTGAATGCAGGCCGTGACTTCCGTAATGAAGTCGAGACTCCTGCTGTGCTGATCGCTAAGGCACTGAAGGAAGGCGTCGAAGCTGCTGCCCAGGTAGCCCGCTTCTACAACATGGATCGGGCCTTTGCCATTGCTCCTACAGCCTCGTGCAGCTACCGCTACAAAGACCTCGATGGGTACACCACCTGTCCTGAGATCGCTCCTCCTATTGCCCGCCAGGTTGACCGTGACAGCGGTACGTTTGGTGTCCAGAGCTTTGACTATGGTCCGGTTGAGATCGCGTCTGAAGTTGGCTGGGATGATTATTTCAATGTGGCAAATAGTGTTGTCTCACTCCTTGATCGTACAGGCCTCCTGCACGGTTACAGTTTCAACTCGTGGAGTGATGTAATCACCTACGACGAAGCCTTTATTGAGGAGTGGCTGGATAGCCCCCAAACATCTCTCTATTACTCACTCCAGGTAATGGGCGACGTTCAGGATAAGTCCAGCGCATACGCAGCTCTGGATGAGGCTGAGGTCGATGACTACTTGGATTCTATTTTAAACGACCCTGCTCCTGATTGTAACTGCGGCGAATGAGCACGAAGTCTGACCACCCCATCACCCCTCCGCCGGAGCTGCGTCAGCTATGGGCGCAGCAGGCGCAACGCATCGACCCGCTTGACCCTGTGCAGTGGATGCAGTACGTCTCAGAAAAAGCCGCCCAATGGGGCGCCGACCAGGAGCTGGAGGCGTGTTGTGCGCTGATGGATGACTGGGGACTCGATGAAGCGGATCTCCGCGCCGCCCGCCGCCAAACTTGACTCCGTTTGAAAATGAAATGAACCCCTACGAAAAACTACAACAACGAAAGCGGACCTGGACTCCTGTTCAGACCACCGCTGGTCAATTCAAAGAGGGTGCGGAGGAGACGATCTACCGCGCCTTGGCCATGCGTCATATGGAACTACCGGTTGGTGACTTTATCCTTGATGCGCTGAAGCATGAGATTCCGCAGAACGCAGTTGAGCTTCTTGCTTCCAACGTGCGCGATGAGGAGAACCACGATCTCGCTCTTGGTTACATCGCCAATGCTGTTGGCGTGGATCCAGTGGCTGAAGAAGAAGCAAAGCGTCTTCGTACCGCGTGGATTGAACATGGAGATCACACTATCACCAAAGCCCTTGTCGCTGAACGTGCGATCTTCTTTGTCCTATTGCCGTTTTTCCGTTTTAACGGTGACGCTGGCCTACGAACAGTATCAGCCGATATAAGCCGAGATGAACAAGTACACGTTGCTGCCAATAGCCTTGTTTGTCGTGAGCTGGGGCTTAGTATCAGTCCTTCTCTTGACAAGTTGCGTAAGGCAACTATCAACTGGGTGATGCAGCCACTGAAAGCATCTAACCCTGATAAATATTTAACCAAAAATTTTTGGCTGGATGCCAGTGATCGGCTGATGTACGAAGGTAAGGCTCCCGAACTTTCTGACACACGGCGAGGTCGTATGCCTGCTTTCTTTGAACATGCAAATCCAAACCTCCCACAATACGCTTAACCTTGGCCTTACGGTTGAGCGACTCGTGCAGGAGCTTGAGGATAACTTCCCTCAGTTCCTGCCTCAACCAAACGATTCCGTGAACATGATCATGTACAAGAGTGGTCAACGTTCAGTGGTCGAATGGATTGTTAACCGATTATCCGACGAGGATCTAAATGGCTAAAAACAAAAAGGATGGCGGCAAAGCTGCTGGAGTTGTAAGTAGAACTGTAGGTTCGTTTAACGATTGGAATAAAGGTGGATCCGGCTTTGGTGGCAAGGATCTGAAGACACTTCAAAGGGATGGTTACTCAAGTAATCAGATCATGAAGATCGCTGCGGCTGTTGGCAGCCAGACTCGGGTCTCCAATGGAGTCAACAACAAACTAAAAGCTGGTCTTGAACAACCAAGCCCACAGAGCTTATCTGATGCTTACTTCCAAAACACAAAAGACCCGTTTATGCAGGGTCTTGGTCGTCAGCAGGGAAGTTTGAACAGTAAGAACTACACCTGGGGTGGTGTAGACGCGAAAGGTAAACCACTTGCTCTTAGTGGTATGGATTACTCCGGTGATCCATTTGGTAAAGGTAAGGCAATGACATGGACTGTGCCTGGTTCATTGAAGATCCAACCCAAAACAGCTGAATCAGCCGCACCAGTAGCCGACAGTTCTGCAACCCCCAGTGGTTCTACTGATAGTGTGACTGCAGGTAGTAGTGTTACAGCTACACCAACCACTAAAGACGAACCGGATAATATGTTCGCCGTTAGCGGTGGGACTGGTTCTTCCGTAGACGGAACTGCGACATCCTTCCGTCGCAAGAAATCTGCTGCTCGCAGCTCTGGACTTACTAGTCGTGGTACTGGTCAATTCCGTAATTCCCTTAAGGTCGGATCTGCATCCGGCATTAATATTGGATAATAAAGATGTCTGCTCGTACACGGTATGACTATCTCACACGCAACCGTACACAGTTTCTAGACGTTGCTGTTCAGTGTTCCGAACTGACTCTTCCCTATCTGATTCAACAAGAAGAGTACGTAGGACGAACCACCTACAAGCGTCTCATTACACCGTGGCAAAGTGTTGGTGCAAAGGGTGTGGTCACGTTGGCATCTAAGTTGATGCTAGCTCTGCTGCCTCCACAGACCAGCTTCTTTAAGCTACAGATTAATGATTCCAAGTTAGGTGTTGAGCTTCCAGCAGAAGCTAGGTCAGAACTTGACCTGAGCTTCGCCAAGCTTGAACGTATGGTGATGGACTCAATCGCTGCAAGCAGTGATCGGGTTGTAATTCACCAAGCAATCAAGCACCTTGTGGTCGGGGGTAATGCTCTGATCTACATGGGTAAGGAAGGTCTTAAGTTGTACCCACTGAACCGGTACGTCGTAGATCGAGATGGTAACGGTCAGGTGATTGAGATCGTCACCAAGGAGCGCATCAGTAAGAAGCTATTGGGACCACTGGCTACGGCTGTGCCCAATGCTCCTGGTGATGACGGCTCAAATGATGAGGAAGATGTGGAAGTCTTCACTCATGTCCGACGTGATAACAATCGTTGGATCTGGCACCAAGAAGTGCTGGATAAGATCATCCCTGGCTCAATGGGTAAAGCACCGATTGATGCTAGCCCCTGGCTTCCGCTGCGGTTCAACACCGTTGATGGTGAATGCTTTGGACGTGGTCGTGTCGAGGAGTTCCTCGGTGACCTGCGTTCCCTTGAAGCGTTGATGCAGGCCCTCGTAGAAGGCTCTGCAGCGGCTGCCAAGGTTGTCTTTGTAGTCTCCCCCTCCTCAACCACTAAGCCCCAGACAATCGCTGCTGCGGGCAACGGAGCCATCGTTCAGGGTCGACCTGAAGACATTGGTGTCATCCAGGTTGGTAAGACTGCGGACTTCCGTACAGCTGCTGAAATGGCAGCAACTCTTGAACGTCGAATCAGTGAAGCGATGCTTGTACTGAATCCACGTCAGAGTGAACGCACTACTGCTGAAGAAGTGCGAATGACTCAGATGGAACTGGAACAACAACTAGGTGGCTTGTTCTCCCTGTTGACTGTTGAGTTCCTGATTCCGTATCTGAACCGTAAGCTCAATGTGATGCAACGCAACGGTGAGATTGTCAGGCTGCCTAAAGGTCTGGTTAATCCAACCATCGTTGCAGGTATCAATGCCTTGGGTCGTGGTCAGGATCGGGAGAGTCTTACTGCTTTCCTCCAGACCATTGCTCAAACAATCGGACCAGAAGCTCTGGGTAAATACATCAATCCTGACGAGGCAATCAAGCGTCTTGCTGCTGCCCAAGGTATTGACGTACTGAACCTGATCAAGAGCATGGAAGCACAACAAGCTGAGATGCAACAGCAGATGGGTATGCAGAAGGAGATGGCTCTGGTCAACCAGACCGCTGCTCTTGCAGGTACACCGCTGTTCGATCCCAGCAAGAATCCAGATGCAATGACTTTACTCAATGGACAAACAGACACCCAGCAAGCCCCAACGGGTCAAGAAGGACCCCCTCCCCCCGGTCTCTAATCCTCTTACCCAGGAAGACCGCGAAGAGTTCAATGAAAACAAATACGCCCGTCGTACCAACCTGATTGGTAAATCGACCATTGGTCGTCCTAATCGTGTTGAGTCGGTTGGTCTTGGTAATCTAAAAGTACAAACTTCTTATGGCATTCAACCTGACGTATGACCCCTCCGACGATCCGGCAGCTCTTGAAGAGGCTGAGGCTCGTGACTCTGAAAGTCTGGAGATTGGTGAACGTCTAGCACAAGAACAAGAAGCCCTGTTGGCTGGTAAGTATCGTGACGCTGAAGAGCTGGAACGTGCTTACCTTGAACTTCAATCGAGGTTCAGTCAACGAGGACAGGAACCCGAAGACGAGGAACCTGAAGTAGCAGAACAGGAAGAAGAGGTGATCGAGGAGGGAGACTACTCTTTCCTTAATCGTCTTGCTGAGGAGGCTGACTCTGGTCAGTTCTCTGATGAAACCCTGCAAGCTCTGGAGGGGATGTCAGCATCTGATATTGCTGATATGTTCCTCAGCTACCGACAGAACGCTGAACCTCAAGTCGAGAGCTACGCTCTGGATGAGACTGATGTCAGTGAACTTAAGGGTGTTGCTGGTGGTGAACAGCAGTACAACAACATGATGGCATGGGCTGCTCAGAACCTTTCACCTGAGGAGATTCAGGTCTATGACCAGGTCATGGATCGTGGTGACCCTCAAGCTATTTACTTTGCGATTCAGGCTCTGAGCTACCGATTCAATGATTCCGTTGGGTATGACGGTCAGCTGTTGACCGGCAACGCTGCACGAACTGTGGATGCATTCCGCAGTCAGGCAGAGGTTGTCCGTGCAATGAGTGATCCTCGCTATGAAAACGATCCGGCCTACCGGCAGGATGTATACGACAAACTAGAACGTTCAAATCTGAGCTACTAGTATTGGCAGTTTTGGAAGAGTAAGCAATATAAAAGTCCTTTGCAATGAACTAATGCTAACTCTGACACTTACACTTGCTTCTCTCGCTTCGTGGTATGGCATTCCATATCACGGTAGACGCACCGCCTCCGGTGAGATCTACAACATGAATGCACACACAGCTGCTCACCGCACACTCCCATTTGGAACCAAAGTCCGAGTGTGTAGCACCTCAACCAAGAGGTGTACCAATGTCACTATTAATGATCGTGGACCTTTTGTTCATGGTCGTGATATTGATTTGAGTAGGGCAGCAGCTGATGCGATTGGCTTGAGGAGTGTAGGTGTAGGTCAAGTAACCATCACACCCATTAAATAGAATGGCACGAGCAAACCCGTTTGATCCAAAGAACTCTTCGGTAGCGAAGGTTCAATACTGTGCACCTACCAGCACATCTGGTGCATTCATCTACCCCTATGCTGGAACCACCCTCACTGAGTTGAGCCCAAAGGGTGCAACATGTGAACCTGGAACCTTGGATGATGTTGCCCCGTATGCAGGTGCTTGGGCCTGATTAACTGACATCACAAACTAAATGGCTAACATTGCAACAGGTCGGTACTCAAGCCGACAGATGGAGACGGGTCTAAGCGTACCCGAACACGACTACATCAGCATCACCAACGATGCTAATGGAAACCCAACTACTGTCGTTTACAGAGCGGGTGGCGCAAGTGGTCAGATTGTATCAACCGTCAATATGACCTACGACGCTAACGGTTATCTAGTCAGCGTGATCCGTATCTCGTAATGTTTAGACTAAATCCTATTACAGGCTCCTTATCATTTGTACCTGAGTACGCACCGCCTGGACCTCCAGGTGAACCCGGTGAACCCGGTGAACCTGGTCTTGATGGTGAACAAGGTGTACGAGGAGAGGCAGGACCGCAGGGGCCTGTAGGACCTAAAGGTGAGACTGGCTCACCGGGAGTAAATGGAAAGGATGGGCTTGGTATTCTTAGTGGTACCAACCCTCCTTCTCCATTCATGGGAGAGATTGGTCAATTCTATATCAACCACCAGAGTTGGTTAATCTACGGACCTAAGTCCGCTAACGGTTGGCCACAAGGGGTCTCTCTGATTGGACCACAAGGACAGCCCGGTGTGAATGGTAGTCATGGTCTGGATGGTGAGCGTGGTCCTTGTGGAGATCGCGGTCCCATGGGTCCTCCAGGGCCACAAGGACCACAAGGTAAGCCAGGCGTATCTGGTCCTCCAGGCCCTCCAGGCAGAGTTCAGTACACAGGTGATTCATCGCCTCAGCAACGTGGTTGGGTAGCCGGTGGTATTACTGTTCAACATAACTAAATATCATGCCGTATAGACTTAATCCATTTACTAATAGTTTTGATGAAGTTGGAGCTGGCACAACAGGACCTGCTGGGCCGACTGGTGCAACGGGTGCAACGGGTGCCACCGGCCCGCAGGGACCTGCTGGCGTGGTCGCTGCCACAGCTCCGATCGCCTACGACAGCGGCACGCAAACCGTCAGCACCAGCATGGGCACCGGGAAGCTGCTGGGCCGCTCGACAGCTGGCACGGGTGTGGCTGAGGAGATCAGCGTTGGCTCTGGCCTTTCCCTGACAAGTGGGACATTGTCTGCAACTGGTGGTGGTGGTGGTGGCGGAAGTAGTGCTGCAAACTACCAAGAGTTCACCAGCAGTGGCACCTGGACGAAGCCTGCGGGTGTGACCATACTTTACATCGAGGTTGTTGCTGGCGGTGGTGGTGGTGCTTCTGGTCGGCGTGGTGCCCCGTCTACCGCACGAACTGGCGGTGGTGGTGGAGCAAGTGGGAAGTTTGTCAGCCGCATGATTGTCGCATCAGCTGCCGGTAGCACTGAAACCGTAACCGTTGGTGCAGGTGGTGCTGGCGGTTCTGCAGTAACTACTGATAACACAGATGGAGTCACCGGTATCAATGGTGGATCATCATCATTCGGTAGTTTGTTAATTGTGCCAGCAGCAAAGGGTGGTAGCGGTGGCGCATCAACCACTGGCCCTGGAGGAATAATTTCTTACTACGGCAACTCAATCAGTGGGTTATTTGCTGCTGCTGGTGGATCTGGTGGTTCATCTGGAGGCCTTGGAGGTTCTGGGAATAGAGCGTCACTAGGTCCAGGAGGCGGGGCAGGTGGTGGCGGTATTAGCACAAGCAATGTGGCTAATGCCGGCGGCACTGGTGGTCAAGGTTTCGCTGAGCAGAAAAACAGCGCCTTTAATGCATCCGGTATTGGCGGCGGTGGTAGTGGTGGTTTAACCGGTGGTAGTGGTGGCAATGGCCCAACCTATGGCGATGGTG